GACCAGTGAAAGAGCTTGATGAATTATTTAATGAAAGCGAAGAACTTCATCACTGTGTAAGAACGTACGCTAAAAATGTAGCATTTGGCGATACGAATATCTTCTTTATTAGAAAAGCTGAAGATATAAAAAATCCATTTGTAACATTGGAACTTAGAGACAATCGCGTCATTCAGTGCAGAGGAAAATATAATGCTAAACCGTCAGATGAAGTGATCGGTTTTGTCAACAACTGGTGCAGTATGAATAACTTCATCACTTGTTTTTAAAAAATTAAAAGGCAGCAGTTAAGTGAGATGCGCTTTTATTTGTTGTCATTGCTGATTGACGCTAAAACAATGACAAATTACATCAAAAAAAGATTGGAGGAAACCTCCTTAAGTCACAAAGAAAAGTTAACGTCTCCTTAATTATCATATTCAGTACAACATGCACAGCGTCGCAAGTCACATGCGCATCTCATTTATCTGCTGCTTTTTTGAAAGGATAGAGAAATGAAAAAGAAATTCGTTGTCGTATATGATGCCAAAACGCGTGACAAGGTGCTTGCCTTTGGTTCACCTACTGAATGCGCAAAAATATTAGGCATCTCTAGAGATACGATCTATAAGTATATATACAATCAGAAACATCATGTAGTTTCTAATTCACGCTACTATGTGTATGAGACGGAGGAATAGAGATGGTAAAAGAAAAAGTTGTAATTCAAAAAATCAAGCCACAAAGAGGTAACAGGCACATCACCTTTTCTGAACAGGCGCTTGAAGGTTATCCTGATGGTGTAAGAGCACTGCTGATGTGTATTGCAGAAACAGGGTATCGTGCCGGAGAAGAAAAAACGAGGATGAAGTATGCTGATTCATATAAAAAAAGCACGTACTGGAAAAAGCAGGCAAAGAATTGGGAAAAGCTCTATAAAAGTGAGCTCTCCGAAAAGGAATCAAGAAAGCAGAGAGAAATAAAGCTTGCTGAAATCAGCGCTGAAAAAGAATTCAACGATGGAAATGAAAAGGAAACATATTCATACGCTGAATATATGCGCTTAAGGAATCAGTGTAGACTGCTTCTGGAGAAAAACAAGAAGCTTAAGAAGCAGTACACGGATCTAAGAGAGAAAGTTCTCGATAGGGGGTACATGAAATGAATGAATTAAGTGTAAGTGATCTTTTATCAAAGTTCCATAATGATGAAGTCGTTAAAGTATGTGTTCTTAGAAGCGACTGGAAAAGAACAGGAGTCGCTAGAAATACAATGATCACGACAGTCAAAGAAATACTGCAGAAGGGCAAGAAGACTACTCTTGACGCATTTATCTATAACATCAAGAAAGAACATAACCTGATTGTTGTAGAAGCTTATGAGCATACTTTTCATGAGGTGAAATGATGATGGACATATCAATTGATGAATTCAAAAAATCGATAGAGCATTTTGGAAGAGTTTTGCGTTCATACGATATACAAAATCTTATTGAGAATGTAAATATTGATTTTGATTCTTTAAATGAACTTGGAATCGACAACATAGCTAAACTTGTTGCAGTTCTGACATTAGGACTCAATGATGATGATCTCAAAAAGATAAAAGAAAAGGTAAAAGAACACAAGATAACAAAAATAAGCGGCACGAAGTATGATCCACCAATTAACAATATGTGTGGCACTATTGTTTTTATAGATAAGATAGGCTTCGTGGAATTCGTACTAATTTTAAGTGGTGGCAGATTAAAGGAATTCTTTGATTAATTTAGACCATGATAAAAACATGATAAAAACATGGTTAAAAATGGTAGGCAATGATATGAAAATGCAAAAAAAATTATGCAAAAAGTATTTTCGATGAAAAAAGTTAATTATACGCCACCGTTTAGGCAAAAAATAGCAATCAGACGAATTGGAGATATTCTATGGATACGTCCAATTATAATAAATTACGAAAAGCGAGTGATAAGAAATGGCAATAGAAAAATATATAATTGATAATTCAGATTTGACCAAATTGTTAAGAGGTGAAGATTTATTGATTCGCCCAACAGGAAACATCAAAGGGTTTTGTATGGAGATAACAGGCAATCCAACCAATGGAGACATGATAATGGCTATGTTTCCAGAAGCCATCAAAAGCAATTTTATATATTCTGATGAAGACATGAAAGATTATAGGATAATTTATTTAGATGATTATGAAGAAATGAGGGTTTCTTATGATTGGTGGCATGCACCATATAAGAGAGAGGTAAAAGAAAGCGAGGATAAACAATGAACAAGATTAAGTTTTGCCCAATGCTGACAGGAAAAGAGGAAGTAAAAGCGTTGACAATCGGACAAGGGGATTATGTTGTGCCTACTTTAAATGTGTGCTTACAAGAACATTGTACAGCGTTTGTAGAGAACTATTTTGGTGAAAAATGGTGCAACCACTATCATTCACGTGTCGAGTACAAGGCAGAAAGTGAGTATAAGGAATGATTATCATTTTTAAGCTTATATTAACAGTTGCAGTGATAACGTCACTTACAACTTATATCGGAATGAAGTTCATAGAATGGTGGGAATGTGGAAAGTGAGGGATAAGGAATGAATGATAAAGTTGGAGTAGGAACTTTAATTATTATTGTGTTAATTGCATTGGCTATTGATGCACTGTTAGTGATTGGTCTTATTTGGGGCATTAATTTCTTAGGTATTGCTAATATTGCTATCACGCCAAAGAGCGTTGCTGCAATTACTATTATCTTAATTGTTATTAGTGCTCTTGTTGGCGGATCTAGGAGCTAGCACATGAGCATAAAAAGCAGGAAGAGAACAAGAGTAATATCAAATGTGATGTGTTAAAATAAGTGTAGTGTGGAGGTAGCAACGAGATGGAATTTAATAATAAAAAAGAGATGAGAAGATATCTTAAAAGCTATAAATGGTACTATGACAGGCTCGAAGATTTAGAGTCTAGATATTTGCCTCAGTCACCATCATTAAGCAATGAGGCACATGGTACAGCGTCTCGTTCGAAGTCTTCTATCTTGTTAAGAGACATGGCCAAGAAAGAAGAACTGGTGAAAGCCATGAAAGAGATATCAGATTTTATTAAACAAATAGATGATGATGTATTCTCATACACAGTTATAGATGAATACTTCACTGAATTTAAGAGTCATGAAGATATTGCTAATGTACATGATCTATCTCTTAGCAGTATTCAAAAGTATTATGACAGAGGCATGCGTAAGCTGTTCAAACTTTCAAAGAAACAATAGGCAAAATATATAATAAAATGTGAAATAAATGTTAGTTATTTGTTGGATATTTGCTAAACATTTACATATATTACATTGCTATAATAGTAGTATGAGAGAAGCGCTTAAACAAAGGCGCTTTTTATTTTGTCTGAAAGGATATGATGTAACAATGCTTAAAAGCTGCATTTATTGTGGGCGTGTACATGATGAGCGCTATGTATGCGACAAGAAGCCTAAGAGAATATACAGTAGGTATTCACAGGAGACAGTAGCACGCAAGACAAGACGTACTCACAGGTGGACTGAGATGAGTAAGCGTATACGTACAAGAGACAAAGGCATAGACCAAGCAGCTATACATGGGCTTGATGGTAAACCTTACATCCAAACAAGAGAGCTTGAAGTACATCATATCATACCAATAGAAGAGGACAGTGAGAGAGCGTATGATCCATACAATCTAATCACATTAAGTAAGCAGACGCATGAGAAAGCTGAACGAGGTGAGATATCAAGAGAAGCACTGCTAGCCATAGCAAAAGCCAATACTGATGGCACAAAGATAGATTAATCCCCCCTACATCAGGGGCATGACAAGACAATTTTTACGCGAGACCACAGCCCCACTTTTATTTCTGAATTTTTCCCTTTTGGGAGATTTGGGGACTCGAAAATTCAACATCAAAGTATGAATATAAAAGTAATGAAAGGAGATGATGATTATGGCAAAGAGAGCAACTCATGTCAGTGAGACAAGAAAGCATTTAACGAAAGCCGAGAAGAAAGCACGAAGCAAAGCGGAGAAGAAGCTGCAGGGTGACTCTGATAACATAGTACCAGATGAACCATTAACTGAAGCACAGTTGGATATCTTTAAGAAGACTGCGAGTGAACTCTTGGAGAGAGGCATAGCTAGTAATCTAGATGCTCCTGTTATTACTCAATATTCAAGATGTTATGATCGCTTAAATCAAATTGAGAGATATTTGGATGAAAACAAAGATGCTTTATTTGATAACAAGCTTATGACAATACAGGATAAAGTGTATAAACAGTACATCAAGTATTGCAGTGAGCTGTGCTTAACACCTCAATCACGCGCTAAGATGTCAACAACGGCTACACCTAACGAAGAAGTAGATCCATTAGCTAGTTTGCTAAGTGATTTGGATGGCTAGACGTAAGAAACACCAAGCCGTTAAATATGCCGAAAAAGTAGTAAAAGGCAAAGTAGAAGCACCAAGATATGTAATTAAGCAGTGTGTAGAGTTCTTGAAAGATGTCAAAGAAAAAGGTAAATACTGCATTAACTGGAAAACTGTTGACAAGATAGATACGATATTAAAGCTGATGATCATGCCAAAAGGGTTAAGAGCTGGAGAAAGCATGTATGAGTGTACAGAGGATTATCAGTGGGTCCTGTACGTGGCCACATTGGCAACGGTCTACAAAGACAATAAGAATAAAAGGAGATATCAGACAGGACTTCTAGAAATCGCACGAAAAAATTATAAAACGTTCACGGTAGGTATAATATTTATTCTCCTTTTTATTATCGAACCGCCATTGAGTAAGTTTTACAGTGTTGCGCCAGATGGAAGCCTATCACGAGAAGTAAAAGAAGCGATTAATGACATATTAAAAATGTCTCCGCTTCTTTTTGCTTTTAAAGGCATGGAAAGATGGAAGATTTTAAGAGATTCCATCGAATTTAAGCCTAATGGGAGCAAGTATTTTCCACTTAATTACAGTAATTCACGAATGGATGGACGTTTACCAAACGTATTTCTTGCTGATGAAGTAGGAGCACTGCCTAATAGTTACGCAGTCGAGGCTATGCGAAGCGGTCAGTTAAACATCTTAAATAAGCTAGGTTTCATTATTTCTACGAAGTATCCAACAATTGACAACCCTTTTGAAGCCGAAGTGGACTATGCCAAAAAGATTTTAGATGGACAAATAGAAGATGATACCTATTTCTCGCTTCTGTATGAACCAGACAACCCGAAAGACTGGTCAAGCAAGAAAGTAAGCGAGTGGAGAAAAGTCCTAAAACAGGCCAATCCTGTAGCTTTAAACAGTAAAGAAATTTGGGATGATTTAGTAAGACGTAGAAAACGAGCCTTAGAAATGCCTAGCGCTCGTGAAAACTTCCTGACTAAACACTGCAACATTATTTATCAGGGATTAGGCACTGAAACCTATATAGATGTAAATAGCGTTATAGAGTGCCGCACAGATCCAATTGATTGGACAGGTATTGATGTTTATGTTGGAGTCGATTTGTCAATGACAAACGATAATACAAGCGTATCGATAGCCGGAATGGATGAGTACGGAAACATCTTAGCAGAAAGCTGGGGATTTATACCAGACGGCCGTATTGACGAGAAATCACAAGCCGAGAGACTCGATTACAGGCAAATGTGTGAAGAAGGCCATGTGTTCGCATGCGGCGATCTAACAATAGACTATGCATTTGTAGAAGATTTTGTATTTGATTTAGAAAGAAAGCTAGGATGCAACATAGCTGCCATTGGCTACGATAGATATAACGCTATGTCAAGCGCTCAAAAATGGAGCGAGTTATACAATGTTGTAGAAGTTAGACAGCATTCAAGCGTATTGCATCCTCCTACAAAACTTCTGAAAGAAAAGATAGAAAATCACGAGTTTAAATACGAACTTAACAGGATGCTTGAAATAAACTTCCAAAATGCAAGATGTACATACGATACTAACTTGAATATGTATGTGAACAAAAAGCGCAGCAACGGAAAAGTGGATATGGTTGTATCTCTTATAAATGCCGTGTACTTGCTGCAGCAGGAAATCCTGGCAAACGGTGACGGATTCGTTGCTGGTGTTTACTAGGGAGGAGGTGAATATTAGAAAATGGGTTTTATTGAAAAGGTAAGAAATGTGTTTTCAGGTGAAGAGACTGTAATACATGACCCTGTTTTGAGGTCCATTATTAATGGAGACGCATTGACCAGAGACAAAGCGATGTCATTGCCGCAGGTAGCAAGTGATGTAGATATCATTACTTCTACGGTAGCTCTTATTCCTATCAGGCTTTACAAGAAGCAGGAAGAAGATGGACGCACACAGGTTGTAGCGATTGATGATCCACGAGTAAAGATGCTCAACAGAGAGACAAATGATACGTTGGATGGCTTTCAGTTCAAGAAAGCGATGGCCGAAGATTACTTAATGTCCAAAGGCGGATATGCTTATATCTTAAGGGAAAGAAACAAGGTAAAAGGCCTCTACTATGTTAAGTCGGAGCATGTCTATGTTCTTAGAAATGATGATCCAATCTTTAAGCGTGCCATGTACTATGTAAATTCAAAAACATATTTTCCACACGAATTTATCAAAGTCATGAGAAATACGCGCGATGGCATAAAAGGTACAGGTGTTGTTGATGAAATCAATGATGCATTAAACACTTCTTATTCAATGCTCAAATACCAGCTTAATTTAATGAAAAAAGGCGGAAACAAGAAAGGCTTCTTAAAATCCGACAGGAAATTAAGCGAACCTGCAATAAACGAGCTTAAGAGAGCGTGGACAAAGCTTAACAGTAATGAAAATTCTGATAACGTCGTGGTCCTAAATCAAGGCTTAGAGTTTCAAGAATCTTCAAACAACGCTGCACAAATGCAGTTAAATCAGTCAATCACTACTCTTAATCAAGAGATAGACAAGATTTTTCATTTTAGCGATGATTACGAGAAGTTTATTAAGAACGCAGTACAGCCAATTTGTACTGCTTTTGAGACTGCTTTAAATCGTGATTTGCTCTTAGAGAGAGAAAAAGATGATTATTTCTTTGCTTTCGACTATAGCGAAGTATTAAGAGCGAATATGAAAGAGCGTTTTGAGTCTTACAAACTTGCTAAAGAAGCTGGATGGATTACTAAAAACGAAATCCGAGAAATGGAACATCTTAAGACCTACAAAGGCTTAGATATTATTGATGTTGGTCTTGGATCAACTAACTACAATCCTGTTAAGGATGAATGGTTTGTACCTAACACTGGCCAAATGACAAACAGTGACAATAATACATCATCATCAAATTCAAGCAGTAAAGGTGATGATGGAGATACGAAAGGAGGTGAGTAATACAGTATGAAAGCCGAATTATTAGCATACGGTGAAGTTGTAAGTAATGAGTATGCAAAAATGTACGAGGGTTGGTATGGTGAAGACGTTAGTAACCTGTTCATCTTCCCGCAGAAATTCAATGATGCGATCAATGAATTAAATGAAGGAGATGAGTTAAATGTGTTCTTTAACAGTCCAGGTGGAGACGTATTTGAAGCTGTATCAATTTCTAGCCAAATTAAAAGAGCGCGCATGCGCGGTGTTACAGTGAATGCCTACATTGACGGCTTGGCAGCTAGCGCTGCAAGTTTTTTAGTGATGGCCTGCGACAACGTTTATGCTTATACATCTTCTATGATGATGGTACACAAGCCTATGTCGGTTGTCTATGGAAATGCGGACGAGATGCGTACGACAGCTCAGACACTTGAAGATGTTGAGGATGCAACATGCATGCCTTTATATCTGGAAAAGGCAAAAGTGCCAGAAGAAGATATTAAAGAAGCACTTACTGCTGAAACGTGGTTAAGCTCTAAGTCTATGTGTGACATGTTCAATATCACATTATTAACAAACGTTGAAGCACCTAACCAGGCTAAAACACAGCAAATTATGAAGTACTGCGCTCAACAGTACCATATGCCTGCAAACTTCTTGAAAGGTGCAGGCATTGACCCGAAAGAGCCAAAAGAGCCAACAAAAAATAAACAAACAAAAAATAAGACTGGTAAAACTCCAAAACAGGAAGATTATACAGTCTTTTTTAATGCAATCAACAAGATTAAGGAGGATTAATGTATATGTTTAACATTAAAGCATTGCAGGAAAAAGTTAATGACTGCGCAAAAGCTATGCAGTCTATCGTAGAAACAGCTCAGGCTGAAAACCGTGCTCTCACTGATGAAGAAAGAGCAGAATTTGACCAGCTAAACAAAGAAGCAACAACTGCTAAAGAAGATATCGCAAGATACCAGCAGGCAGCACAGTTTGGATTAAATTTAGATGATCCAACACAAAATAACAAATTAACAGTAGAGCAGAAAGAAACAAGAGCTTTTGAAAATTTCTTATCTAACAAATTATTCGGCGCACCTTTACAAGAAGGTACAAATATTACCAGAGGAGATAACGGTGCAGTTATTCCTACAACAATCGTTAACAAGATCATTGATAAGGTAAAAGATATTTCACCACTGTTCAGAGATGCTGAAACTTATACAGGAAAAGGTACTATCGCAATTCCTTATGTTGACTCAGCTAATGATAACATTACTGCTGAATTTGCTGATGAATTTACTGATGGCGATCCAACAGCTACTAGATTATTAACTGTATCATTAAACGAGCATTTAGTTAGAGTACTCTCATTAGTATCTCAGTCGTTAATTAACAATGCGTCTGTTGATATCGTTGAATTAGTAACTACTAAAATGGCTGAAGCAGTAGCGGAATTATATGAAGCTGCAATCTTAGGCAAAAAGACCGCTAAAGGTGTAGAGGGTATCTCAACTGTACCTGCTAACATGACAGTTACAACTAAATCAGCGACTGCAATCACTATGGATGAATTAATTGATTTAAAATCTAAATTAAAAACAGTATTCCAGCGAGGCGCTTATTTTGTAATGTCACCTGAGACATGGACAGCTATCCAGAAACTAAAAGACGGAAACGAAAGATATTTCTTGAATAATGATGTATCTAATGACTTTGGTGATGTGTTATTTGGCAAACCTGTTTACACAACTGACTTCATTGATGGTATTGAAGCAGGCAAGACTGCAATCGCATATGTAAATCCTAAGAAGGCATTAGCTAAATATTTATCAGAAACATTTGAATTAAAAGTACTAACTGAAAAATACGCTGAACAGCATGCCATTGGTTTTGTCGGCTGGTCTGGATTTGATGCAAAAGTACAGAATACACAGGCAATTGCAGTATTAAAAATTAAAGCAGCTTAAGGAGTGATCTAAATGAAAGCTCTCGTATTAAAAGGATTTGCTACACGCAGTATGAGTTGTCATGCGGGACAAACAATTGATGTGGATGGAGCGTTATTGGAAGACCTAAAGCATGCAAAATACATTAAAACTATCACCGCCAAAGCAAAGCCAACAACAGCTAAAAAGACTCCTAGAAAGAAAGTCACTAAGGCTTAAGGCGGTGAAGTCTTATGAAAATCAGTGAATTAACACTTGAAAACTTAGCCAATTATTTAAAAATTGATGATTTAGACGAGGCACTTATTGATTTACAGCTCTGCTGGGATGCTGCACTATCTTTTATCGTCAATCGTACAGGGATGAAGAAGGAAGATGTTGAAGATTGTGATGATCTTACTTATTCTTTCTTCGCACTGTGCGGTGAGATGTATCAGAATAGGCAGTTAAGATTCGAACAAGGTAGATACAATAACGAACTCGTATTAGACGCGATTGACGCGCATTCAATTAATCTCCTACCTTCTAGCAATGAGGAAGAAAGCAATGGCTAGAAAAAATATTGGACAGTTTACCAAGAAAATCACCTTCTATAGAAATGAGCAGGTGACAGGTGAACTAGAACAAACTGTGATAAAGCCAATGCCGTATATAACGGTATGGGCGAACGTTGTAGAGTTTAGCGGAAATGAGACATATGATGCACAAAAGCTAAGAGGTAATGCATTCTACAAATTCACAGTACGCTACTCTTCAAAAGTGAACAGAAAAACGATTACAAATGACATGATGATTAAATATCGAGATGATTTTTTTGATATCAAGGATGTCAATGATGTACAGGAAGCACATGACCAGTTAGAAATAGCTTGTGAGTTACATATCTTTAAGAAGAAAACAGGAGGCTTAAGAAGTTTAGATGTCTAAAGAGTTTTCTGTTACGGGATATGAGGAATTTTTAAATTCATTAGATGAAATGGCCAAGGAGTATCCAGATGTTACATATAACGCTATGGTTGGTGTTGGTAACGCATTTAAGAGGACACTTCGGAAGAATGTCAAAGAAGCTATGAAGACATATGAAAGACCTTTCTCAGCTGATGATTATAAGCGCATGATGAAAGGATTTAGAACTACTGTACGCGGTTACGGTAATACAACGCTTGTAGAATTTAGTGGCCAAGGGCGTGGAAATGCTGACTGGCATTTGGTAGAAGATGGTCATGAGATGGTAGCTTCTAAGACACATACGGTAGCAACAGGTGGATGCTTTAATACTGTACCTGCTGATGGAAAGGAAAAAGGAAGTAATTATCGTTTCATTAGAGGTATTAAACAAGTACCTGCTACTGTTGAAGGCTTTGGTGATGAATATGAGAAGGCGATAGATAGAGCCATGAAAAGGATGATAGACAAGTATGAGCGATAGCATACAAGAACCAACAGACGAATTAATGCTAAAGCAAGCCATCAATAACATGCTCACTAAGTGTTTTGGTGAAGATGCTAGAATTTATGGCCATGAAGTAACACAGGGTTATATCGAGCCTTGCTTCTTTACGGATTTGCGTTTAGCGAGCGATGAGCAGTCCAGCGCAACTACTACGCTTAAAGTTTACAATGTTTATATCTACTTCTTTCAGAACCTGGATGAATATGATGAGTCTATTGATTACAAGGTAATGAAGAAGCTTAGATTATGGCTCATTGACAATTCACCTGCTAAAAACTGCTATATACTTCCTGTAGGACATAGACGTTTAACTGTACACAGTTTGTCAAATACTCGAATTGGAGAAAATTATGATCGCTTTGAAATTAGCTTTACGCTACGTTTCAATGATGGCTCATTAATTCCAATTGACTATGAAGATGTGGGAG